TACAGCCAAATACCTGATCACTCTGAAAGACCGGTTTACACAACTAGCCAACCCAGCGACGTTCAACCAAGTCCTGCAAATGAAGAAAGAGGTGATGCTAGCCTGGTATGAATATCGTATCTGGTGCAACAAACAAGCAGCAAAGCTCTCAGAGTATGCTGAAGTCCGCAAAGCAGAGATTGTCCATCGCTACTTTAAGGTCGCCAAACTTGCCGCGGTATATGCATACATTGACAAATCTCCGTATATTGGTATGGAGCATCTGCACTTTGCAATCGCAATGGCAGAGCAGAGTGGTGTAGCACTCCAGGGCATTCTCAATCGTGAGAAAGCCTACGTAAAGCTGTGCAATTATATCTGTACAATCGACAAGGAACTAACCCAGGCTGATCTCTATGAGGACCTGCCCTTTTACAAAGGCTCGGAGCAAGCCAAGCGTGAAATGCTCAACCTGGCTACAGCACATGGTTACAAGAATGGAATGTATATCACGTCTGAAATCATCGACGGTATTCAATTCCTGTCTGGCAAAAAGGTGCAAGAAACTGACATTAACAAAGTTAAGCTTGCCTTCAGTACTCAAATTACCGAAGGCTATCGGAACCAGGAAGTCTCCTTCGATAAACTACACAAGCTGATTGAACAAAAGGGTTACCACTGGGTAAACCACTTCTTACGAGAAGGTTACCGCGATGAAGACCATGTAGTCGAAGATGCGAACCTGATCGTTCTAGATGTGGAAAACTCCGTGGACTTGGATACCGCGAAGCTCCTCCTTAAAGACTACTCGTGGCTCATACACACCACTAAGTCACACACGGATACTTCACACCGTTTTCGGATTATTCTGCCGATGTCCCACCACTTTGAATTAAACAAAGCGGACTACCGGGATTTCATGCGAAATATCTACGAATGGTTACCCTTTGAAGTTGATCGAGCAACCCACGATAGATGCCGTAAGTGGTTGACTTGGAACGGAAATCACTGGTACAATAAGGGCGAATTGTTGGACACTCTGCAGTTCATTCCGAAAACCAAGAAGGCTGATGAGCGTAAACAAACTCTCGCCAGTCAGACCAACCTGACCGCCCTGGAAAGATGGTCTATCAATCAAGCTGGCAAAGGCAATCGGAACCATACATTGGCCCGTTATGCTTTCACACTGATCGAACTCGGGCACTCCTTCGACGCCATTAGGGCGCAAGTGTTCGACATGAATCAGAAGCTTAATGAACCTCTGGACGACTCGGAGATTCACAGTACTATTCTCACTTCCGTCACTCGACGTATCACAGAAAGAGGTAAGTAAATATGTCAATGAACAAACGGCTCGTACTTATCGCAGGCAAATCCGCGTCTGGCAAATCCGCCAGTCTGCGTAACTTGAGAGACCCTGAAGGGGTTCTCTTCCTGAACTGCGAAGCAGGGAAGGATCTGCCAATGCCAGCTAAGTTTCGCAAACTGACGGTCACAGATCCCTACCAGGTGTGGGACGCCTTCGACAAAGCAGAGCAGTCAGAAAAGATCCACACGCTCATCATTGATACGTTCACGTTCTTGATGGACATGTTCGAAAGCGTCCACGTTCTTCCGTCTACCAACACAATGGCCGCCTGGGGACAGTATGCTCAGTTTGTTAAAACGCTCATGCAGGACAAGGTAGCCAACTCCACAAAGAATGTTATTGTGCTGGCACACACGATGGACATCCTTAATGAAACCGAAGGTGTCATGGAAACCCTGGTGAAAGTAAAAGGATCTACCATGAACCAGGGCGTAGAAGCATTCTTCTCCACTGTGGTTTCTTGCAAGAAACTCACGCTCAAGAAGCTGGAGAAATACAAGAACCCACACCTCGTCATTACCCCTGAAGAAGAAGCCGTTGGCTTCAAGTACGTGTTCCAGACTCTTCTGACAAAAGAAACTGTGAACGAGCGCATCCGGAGCCCTATGGGACTTTGGACTCGAGAGGAGACCTTTATTGATAACGATGCACAATTTCTACTGGATCAACTGAACCAGTACTATGCGTAGCCCCGACTCCGTCGGGTTTTAGACTGACGTTAGGTCAGTTTCTTCACTTTCCCTAAGCAAGGAGCTCTTATGAGTATTGCAGCACTTCAACTCGGCGCCAATGTCGAGAAAACGAACGAGGACGTAATCGTAACAGGCGGTTTCCTGTTGCCAACCGGCCTCTACCCGATGGTCATCGAGAATGCTTATCTCGACAAGACCGACACGGGTGCAATGATGATGCACGTGCATCTGAAACGCAAGACGGGTGGGAATCAAATATATCGATTCTCGAACTGCATCGTCTCTGGTGATGCGAAGGGTAACAAGCCGACCTATGCTAAGGACGGCAAGGAATACCCATTACCTGGTTACAGTCAAATGAACCAGATCTGTAAGATCGCCGGTGAGATCTCTCTGGGTCAGATCGAACCAGAGAAAAAGCTGGTGAAGCTGTATGACTTCGAAGCAAAGACCGAAGTACCACGCGAAGTCCCCGTTGTAACCCAAATTGTCGGCCAGGAGATCCTAGTTGGCATTCGTCTCCGTCGTGAGAACAAACGCAGCTTGTCGAACGGTAAGTGGGTCGACACCAATGAAGCTCGTGAATTCAACGAGATCGACAAGGTATTTTACCCGGACGGCTTCACTGTGACTGAGAAGGCTGCAGAAGCCGAAGAAGCAGCCTTCGTTGGGAAGTGGCAGTCAGCTAACCCGGAAGGCACCGTTATCGACAAGTTCAAGCCTGTCGCTGGCGGAGCCACCTCTGGCAAGGCTGCCGCTGCTACTGCCTCTGTGGCAGCTGCTGCACCCGACGACTTGTTCGCCGACTGATGCAGTATATTGGAATCGATCCAGGAACAAAGGGAGCTCTTTGTCTCCTGGATCTTTCCGTCTCCACCCCTCTCTTCATTAGCCTGGATCCTAAGGGGCATCCTGCTCAGGCCATCTTCCTACTGCTGCAAACGCAGATGAAAGAAGGCCCAATCCTGGCTGCTATTGAAGATGTCCATAGTCTCCCAGGAATGTCCGCCAAAAGTAATTTCACCTTTGGTGGAATGCTCTGGAGGATCCGTACAATCTTGGATTGTTTAGATCTCCGTTACGAACTAGTGCAGCCTAAAGTTTGGCAAAAGACTGTAGGAGCTCCGACACGCAAATTCCTAGGAAATGAAATGGACCTAAAGGTCGCAGTCGCAAACATGGCTGAAGGTTTTTACCCGGAAGCGCAGTTGCACGGGCCTTTAGGCGGTCTATTAGACGGCCGTTCCGATGCTCTCATGATCGCCCATTACCTAAAACTCAAACATGGAGGCCTATGATGGAATACAAGCCCATCATGCGCGGTCAACGCCGCTCATTTCGTCGACACTTGAGTGATATTGGTAAGCCCAAGTACGAAGTTGGCGACAAAATCGGACACTTCGAAATCATCCGCTATGAAGGTCACTCTGAAATCAACAAACGCAACGCACAGCACATGTCAAAGTCTCAACATTGGTATCGCTGTCGGTGCATCTGTGGAAATGAAGAGCATCGCTCTCAACAAGAGCTAGTGGATCCACGTCGAGAACAGAAATGTTTTCACTGTCGTAACGCTCATCTAGAGCTAAAAGAGGAGCAATAATGCTTACCATTCTCTTGGATCAAGCTGCCATTGAGGAGGCACTCACCAATTATATTGGTGAAACCACACTAGGTGTGGACCTCAGCAAAAAAGAAGTTAGCATTAAGCTAACCGCTGGACGTAGTGGCCACGGCCATCGTGCCGAAGTCACTATTGCTTCCTGTGATTCTGACGCTGAAGACGAGTCGGAAAGCGATGCAGAAAAGTCCCTCCTTCCTGCTGCCGACGAAAACGAAGCTGAAGAACCTGTTGTTGGTCCTTTCGACTGATAGCTCTCTCTGTATAGCTGGTGACAAGCCAATAGGCACTAAAACCAGAACTGGATAAAGAAAGCCCAGTATCAGAGATTTTTTTGGAGACAACCATGAAGGACTTCGTCCAATTTGCACTGCTGCTAATTGTGGCCTTCGGACTCATAGCAGCTGTACCGATTCTCGGCATTACCGTAGGTGTTGGCCTGGGAATTTGGTTTCTTTGGAATGCCTACAAGGAAGAACGCAATGCACATCGAGAAGACCCCTGAAGAGCTTCAGGCCCAGAACCAGTGGCTTAGCAACGTCAATAGCAAGCGTGTAGTCATGATAAAAAATGCTGCGGATGTCCTACAGGAATATGTCCAGTCACTGGATCAGATCCTGGTAGCGCTCCGAGAGACTCAGACGATATACTCAAGACTGCACCAGGATCTAACGGAGGCGCTCAATGAGCCACCAAATACAACCAATACTGAACTTCAGCAACCCGACCAAGGATATGCTTCAGAGAGAGGGTCAGAACCCGATCTCAGCGATAGTAGCTGCAATCCCGACCCATTCGGAACTAGTGATGCAGGCTCTCCGGCAACTGAATGAAACACTGCTGATGTACATGGATGCCGAGAAGATCGTCCTTCTGTTGGATGACCAGATTCAACTCACTAGTGGAAAGATCTTGCCTCTAAGTGAGCAATCTCTATTCTTTTCACTTACATACCCCACAGCTCCAGCTCGAATATTTGAGATGGAACTAAGTGCACCACCAAACACAACCCTGCACTAGGAGTCACCATGTCTGTACATAATGTCCAAGAAAGTGTCCTGCTTTACTTCAAAGAGGGCTCTTCGGACAAGGTTTATAGCGCCACCTTAGAAGACGTAAACGAGAGTTACCTCGTGAACTTCTCCTATGGACGCCGCGGGAAACCCATGAAATCGGGTACCAAAACGCCGGCGCCAATACCGTACGAACAGGCCAAACGAGCCTACGATAACCTCGTTAAAGAAAAAATGGCCAAAGGTTATGTCTTGGACGAGAACGTAGCCCCATTTGTAGGCTCTGTGAAGGGCCCAGAACGCACGAATTACCTTCCCCAGCTCCTAAATCCCATCGAGCTAAATGACCTCCCAGAGGCCCTTACAAGGGCTCGTGGAGAGCTTGCTTTGCAACTTAAGCATGACGGGGAGCGCCGGATAGTCGTTGTGACTCAGGACGAAATCTATGGCAGCAACCGGAAAGGTTTAAGAGTGCAGCTTCCAACCGATGTAGTTGAGGCCCTTCGGACAGTCATCTACGGCATTTCTCAGCAACGTTTAGTACTCGATACTGAGGATATGGGATCCCATTTGGTAATCTTTGACGTTCTGGAATGGGATGAGGACCTGACCTCAAAGTCTTTCTTACAGCGTGCTGCGTATTTGAACCAGCTGAGAGGCCTGGACAGTTCGCTAGCACAGTTCCTGTATGTCGACATCCCAACCTTTTATCGGGACATGTACGACATAGTGAACTTTATTCAGCAAGCGGAGGCTCACAATGCCGAAGGCGTTGTACTACGCGATCCAGCAGCCCCCTACACAGCCGGCCGGCCGAATAGCTGGGGCCCGTGCCTCAAGCTGAAGTTCTACGCTACAGCTACCTGTATCGTGGAATCAGTGCATCCCACGAAGAGCTCAATTGGGCTCGAGATGGTTGACCACACGAAAGGTCCTGGACCTAGAGGACAGGAGCAGATCCACACCGTTAAGGTAGGCAATTGCACAGTTCCACCGAACTACACACTACCGAAGGTGGGTGACCTGGTTGAAATCAAGTATCTCTACGCTTACCGCGGTGGCGCCTTGTACCAACCTCAGTACAAAGGTATTCGACAGGATGTCGAGATCACAGCGGCTAACATCGGACAGCTCAAGTTCAAGGAGTAAATCATGTGTATACCAGAAGGGGATCTCATCAATGATTCATTACGTCTGGCGGAAGAGCATCTAGAGAACATCACCTATTTGCTGAGGGGCTTACCGGAATATTGGTCGGAAGATTTTCTGAAGCAGATCCAAAATGCTGAAGAATCTCCGATGGTCACCCACAATACCCAGTACGCTAATTGGAAAATTCCATAAAAAGTTCATAGTTCGTTCATAAACTTGTGGAATCTCCCAGGAATGCAATGATTAATGCGTTCTCTTTTGGTAGAGGCTTGAAGAATAGTAGTCTTTCTAATGAAGCAATGAAGTTGCTTTCATCCATTGGGATCAAAGTAGCATCAGCGACTATGCCTTGATCAGTAAGTTTGGTCTAGGAACTACCAGCCAGAATCGCAACTTGTAAACTGCAGGTAGGTCAGATGTTGACAACTGCCTCATAAGCCGTTACGTTATGCCATATGAAGACTCTCTTACAGCATTATTGCCCCAATCAACTCAGATAATCATCTGAGGGCTTTCGCTGTCTCCGTTTTACCCCATTCTGAAGTCAGCAAGGCCCTCAACTAATTAGCTAAACCCTCTGTGTAGGCTAGGCTGGTCAGTCACTCCGTTTGGGGCGGAGATCACGGGGGTTCGAATCCCTCCACAGAGACCAATTAATAAATCGGGATATGACGGAATAGGTATACGTACCGGACTTAAAACCCGGGTTTTGCAGGTTCGATTCCTGCTATCCCGACCATAGGGCAGTGACGGAATTGGCATACGTACCAGTCTTAGAAACTGTTTTTTGTGGGTTCGAGTCCCACCTGCCCTACCAAACAATAGACCGCTGATGGGAATTGGTATACCTACTGAGCTCAAACCTCAGTGCTTCCCGGTTCGAATCCGGGGCGGTCGACCAGATGTGGCCTGATAGCTATCGAGGGAAAGCAAGTGGCTGTTAACCATCGAAGCTAGGTTCGACTCCTAGGCAGGCCGCCAGATATAGCTCATGGCACAGGGCGCGAAGCGGGGACCGATACCTTGATGAGCTACCAATTAATGGCTCGCGCGATGGACGCAGCAGGGTCTTCTAAACCCAGCGGTCAAGGTTCGAATCCTTGGTGGGCCACCAGTTTGGGGTACTGCTGGGCAGACGCTGCGCTGTATAATATGGACGCCCGGCAAGTGGGAGTGCTAACGGGCTGTAACCCCGAAGTTTCGGCTAGAGGTTCGATTCCTTAGGCGTCCACCACTTGACAGAAGTTTACATGCGAATTACAGTTCGCATATTGGAGGTTCGCAAGGTTGGCGTGCTTAACCGGTTTGAACCCGGCGATGACAGTAATGTTGTGGGAGTTCGATCCTCTCAACCTCCGCCAAACATATGATGGGACACAAAGAAAAAATGATCAGTGGCATCGAGTATGATGCCCTTACTCGCTGGCATCACTTTGTGAGATGGAACTCAAAGACCAGAAAGTTGATCAAACGCCAGTTCAATAAACGTGTTCGTAAGCAAGCTAAACAAATCCAGTCAATGACTGGTCATCAGTGCTGATGTTAATTTTAGCGAGGTAGACTGGAGTGGTCCCAGCTCGGTTTCATACGCCGTATCACGTGGGTTCAAATCCCACCCTCGCTACCAAACTGCTGCAAAGGGGTCCTGCAGGGTAATATGGGCTCCACCAGTTTCGGGGGCTCATGTACCAAGCGGGCGAGAAGCACTTGCAATGCATCTGTGTAGGGTTGGATTCCCTAAGTCTCCACCAGTCATCGTGACGACTGGACGAGCAACGATAGTGGCGCCTGTACAGCCCAACCAGTGACAAGCGGGAGAGACCGCACAGAATTATGGGGTAGAGGTTGCCTGGGTGGCGATGCTGCGTTGTCAGCGCAGAGACGACGAGTTCGAATCTCGTGTGCCCCGCCAATTATGCGGAGAATAATGTAGTTAATCTCCGCACGGAAGATGAATCAGACTGGGTCTGGGCTGGCTTGCTAATTCAAGGGCACCGAGAGGTGTATGGTTCGATCCATCGTCTTCCGCTATTAAGGCTTGGTTTATAGATTAGCGAGCGATGTGCACAGACCTCGTAACGACCAAGCCATTACCCCGGCCGATGGACGGTACAGTCCCTACGAAGGACCGGATGTGGGTTCGACTCCTACTCGGGGTGCCAATTTATACTACTCTTGGCTTCTAGTTAGCTAAAAGGAAGGGAAACGATCGAGAGTAGTTTTGAACGTGAATGCAAAGTGGTCGAACATCTGGGCCTTCAACCCAGTCCTGGCAGGTTCGAGTCCTATCGCATTTGCCCATTTACCTGTAATACAAACTGCCCTGGTGCCAGGGCTCGAGTCCAAGACTTAGTTGTATTATGGTTGAGAGTGTACATTGTACGGATTTTATCCAAGTCATCCCACGAACTTGCTCGAAATCGGGGCTTAATTCAAAGTAAACTCTATGTCTTTCGACAACTTCTATAAAAATAGAAAGATTGGAGAAATCTTACTACAGATCTACTAGATTTGGTCCTAGCTGTAGACCTGGCGAAAGTTGTGGTTACTGTGAAGGTCACCAAGCATTCGTCAATAAAAAAAGAAGACCAATTATAGAGTCCCCAAGCACATCTGGATGTGCACTCGACTGATAATCGAGAGGTAACTGGTTCGAACCCAGTGGGGACTACCAAGCGTTACAATACATGGGTTGTATCGCCGGCCTTCCAAGCCGTGCAGAGCAGGGTTCGACTCCCTCGTAACGCTCCAATTCTTGCCCTGTAGCACAATGGTAGTGCAGCAGGCTTATATCCTGTAACCGCCAGATTAGCGGGTGATCCAGGTTCGAGTCCTGGCGGGGCAACCAAATACAGCCGGTAAAGCATTGACGGTGATGCAGTTGCCTTGTAAGCATCAGAAGCGGGTTCAAGTCCCGAAACCGGCTCCAAATAAGGATCTCTAGCTGATCTGGTGATAACACCCGGCTGAAGCCGGAGAAGTCTGGTTCAATTCCAAAGGGATCCACCAATTAATAGCTTGGGTGCTGGGCACAGACGGCTCCTACAAGGCTGTCCTGCTGAGTTCAATCCTCAGACAAGCTACCATTAGGATGCAAGCTCATGCGGACGAGCAGTAGGCTTTTAACCTATTGGCACAGGGTTCGAGGCCCTGGCATCCTACCAATTCAAGGAGATCCAAATGTATATACCAGATAACTGGGTAATTGCACGGATCGCTCAACCTGATGAGCTCATTTACAAGCTACTTGTTGGATGGAGCGGAGGGTATCTCTACGGGGATTCCTGGCGAATCAATTCCGGGATTACCAAGGTTGAAGAAGACGGCAATAACATTCTGTTCAGTAGTTACTCCGGCAGCCTTTATCACTGCCGCAAAAATGCTGAAGGTCTACGTTCAAACTGTTCGCATATATTGAATCATCTGCAACAACAGCTTCCGAACAAGGTAGGACTTATCAACTACAGCGACTTCTTGAAAGAGTTCAACGGTGAAATTCTACAGAATCTAAAATAAGATCACCGGTCCATTCTCCCGCAGTGGTTCCTAACGGGGAGAGCATTCATCAGACGGGGCACCATCCCCGGCGTAAGGATCGCAGGTCGTGGCATAATTGCGAGCCTGGTTCCTTCGACACAAAGATGGACTCCCGTGCAATTCGGGAGAACCTTCCTTGTAGTGGGACCCGCCCCATTATCAAACCTAACTACTGGAGTACTTCAACGAAAAGAGGAGATCCCTTCAGCCTCACAAAAGACCAACGTGATATGGCTGAGAAAAAAGGCTTTGTCTTCGAAATGCATGATAGGTGGTTCTTGTTTCGTAAGTTAGATGGAGCTACAGTATGGCCCCACATGGATGGGTACATATCTGCCTTCGTCCGCGAAGGAACATACGTTCACCATCGCAAGTTTCGAGATACGCTAGAAAACGCTCTTGATCGCAAATTCGGAGACCCAGATGAACAATAACCAGTACCATCCCCAGGAAGAAACCGGACCTAACGGTGGACTCATCATCGCCTTCTATGACGGCGAAGATAGAGTCTTCGAAACTACCGAGATTCCCGAGAAGTTCAGGCTCCTTGGAAACATGATTTACTCAACACTCGAGGTTGCAGTGAGCTTTGGCTTTGTGAAGCAACCCGATCCAGAAAACCGGACCTGAGCCCTCTCTTACTCCGGTTCGGTCACTTGTGGTTAGTGGAAATGTAGAGGCCTGGTTAACCTCGATTAGTACCTGCTACAGGGAGTTCCAGGAAGAAACGAATGCCGTACTCCCTGGACCTTATTCCTGCACTTGTCCTCCGGCTAACGCTTCCGGGGCTCGTGCTGTATAATCACTACTCGTTCCCACAACTTGAGGATCTATCATGAAAAACTGGATTTTCGCCATTCTAGCATCTGTACTGTTCCTGGGCACAGCGCATGCTGCTGACACAGGACTCTGGTATGACCCTGAACGTGATGGCGAAGGGATCAATGTGATCACTCGTAATTCAACTCTCGTTTTCTTCTTCTACACGTATCGTGACAACGTCCACTTGATTCCGCCTTCTGTTTCTCCTGACCCTCCGTCCCTTGTTCCTGAAGAGCCGAACACACCAATCTGGTACATGGGTCAAGCCGAAGACTACGATGGTAAGATTGCCAATGGAACTCTCTATACTGGTGAAGCTTTAGACTATCCCAATGCTGTCGAAACTAGCCTAGCTTCTGTGGAAGAAGTCGGCACGTTTACTCTATTCAGAGATGGTGATGGCTGGATTCTTGAGATCAACTATAGCTGGAACTATCTGGTACCCTGGTTTGTAAGCTTGTACGACGTACACAACTTCCCAGTTGCTCTAATTACCAAGTAATTGACGACTACCAAAGGCCCTCTTCGGAGGGCCTTTCCTCATGGAAGGATCAACTATGACAGACACAGGCATTGGCTCACTAGAAAGCCAAGAGAAAGGTTCAGCAGCTCGCAAGAATGCAGGTAAGCCTACCTGGAGCTCCCTGCCCTTACAACAAGTGGCCGACTTGATGTTGGCCATGACACGCACACAACCTGCCTTTGGATTGTCGGCGCTTACTGCTGCACTAGGTGCATTCCAAGCCGAAGGAACCCATTACAGAGCATTCGACGTTCTAGAACTAGGAACGCGCTATCTTATGCAAGCAACAGGGACAAACTTTGATGGAGCCATGTGCCAAGTCATCAAAGTATGGGAGCTGGGTGAAAAGAAGTATGCCCGGTATAATTGGATGAAGGGGATGCCTTGGACTGAAACAATCAATTCAGCCCAACGGCACGTAATGCATATGTTCAACGGAGAACAGATTGACAAAGACTCTGGCGAACATCATGCTGCTCACTTCATTTGCAACGCCATGATGATGCTTCACTTTGTACAGTATTATCCGGAAGGCAATGATTTACCGGTGAAGTGGTTTCAATAGACAGAGGGGTCGCCATGTCTCGATATACCGACTACGAATACTCAGACGAGCAACGTGAGGAGATCAAGAAGTGCAATTCTTCCTACGAAGAATTGGACTATCTACTGCGCCAGGCTGCAAAGGACGAGCGGATCCGAGCCGACATTCAAGGCACGATTCCAATCAGCCGAGCCGCGGCAATCACTAGCTCATCTAAGGATCACGAGCCAAAGAAACATTTCATGATCCCAGACACCCAAGTAAAACCTGGTGTGCCACTGTATCACCTTGAATGGATCGGACAGTACATTGTCGACCATCCACCCGATCGTCTTATCATGATCGGTGACTGGTATGATCTGCCCAGCCTATCGTCCTACGACCAAGGCAAGCGTGCCTTTGAAGGCCGTAGGTTCACGGCAGACGTGGATTCCGGGCATAGGGCTCTCGAGCTATTGGAACGGCCTTTGGAGGCACGTAACGCCGTCTTGAAGCGTATTAAGCATGCTACCATCAAGATCGACAAGCACGTCACATGGGGAAACCATGAGAATCGTGCCGATCGCGCCTCAGAGGACATACCGCAATTGCATGGACTCATTGGAACACACTTATTCGATGAGTTCTGGCGAGCCCGCGGATGGTCCACTCACCAATATACTGAGGTTGTAGACCTCGACGGCGTCTGGTACAGCCACTGCTTTCTCACCGAGCTAACGGGTAAAGCACTGGGTGGTATGGCTGCTACAATGTTGAAGAGCATTGGGCATACCTTCACCCAGGGTCATCGCCAGACTTACGAAGTTGCAGCTCGCTATGTCGGCGACAGAATGCATAGAGCATTGATCGCCGGCGCCTGCTATCTACATGACGAAGAGTACAAGGGCCCAGCCCGAAAGTTCTCGGAGCGCTCTGCCAATTATCACTGGCGTGGTTGCGTGATGAAACATGATGTAGCTGATGGAGAATATTCCTTGATGGAACTCCCACTCGACTACTTCTGTCGTCGTTATGAAGGAGTGTCGCTGGAGCGATTCATGCAAAAAGTTTATCCCGCATACCCACGTTAGGAGCTCTATATGAAACGCCCTTTGACGCTGCGCTGGGTAATCGTGCTTAACGCGATTTCCATAGCTATAGCACTGATGCTGTGCCACTTAGATCGAGTGCTATTTGCATGAACGAAACACAGCAACCCAAAATCTGCTTTTACAAGCATACGGGTGATGCCAACATCGTTGCTTCAGGTTGTGAGCCCAATCGTGCTTGGATCCCACAGATGGACATGAACTATTGTCCCTTCTGTGGTGGTCATCTCAAAATCCTACGCATTGCCACATCTCAGGAGTTGCTAGTACCACCGCGTGCTGGCTAACTCCTTTGCCGGAAGATGAGTAATAAGCCACTCTTAACGTACAAGCTGGATCTCAATGAGAGGCGTGTACACCTGGCCGGAAGCACATGTGATTGTCGCGCGGACTGAGTGCCAACTGTAAAGCTTGGTTCCACCACTCACTCGAGTTTTGCAGCTAGTGATGGTGTTTGATGCATCGTCGACTGTCACGTCACCATCCTCGACGGTCCAAATCACCGAAGCAATCTGATCGTTTGGGTCCCAAAGCGCAAACTCATTTATGCAGTCAATCTGCACATACACCTGGTCAGTGAGACGCTTCTCAGCCTTAAATGTGGTGCTGCTCATAGCTTGAAGATCCTGTTGTCGAAAAGCTTGAAGCTCAGAATAGTAAGTGGAGTAATCTCCACGGTAGCACCAAACAGAGCATGAAGTCCTACACCGGTGTCAAGAGCATTAACAGAAACAGCGTAGGAGTTTCCGTTGGCATCCTTCACGGTGTTAGTAACAATGACCGATAGCCCATCAAGCTTCTTTACAACAGTGAAACTCATAGTGTTTCCCACTGGGTTGCGCTGGTAGCGAAGAAGTACTTCGCCACGCCAGCAGCGAGGGCCTCAGCATTGTTGATTGGATAATTGTTGATCTTGCCACCAGTGATTGGAAAGACGTCGCAGCTGGTAGCTGAGATGTTCTTCACTACAACCACCTTGCCACCGACCGCGGCAGGAAGCTTCACGGAATCTCCCGCGGACGCTACCGTTTCAACAATATTATAACGGGTGGTAAGTGGAGTAGCACTGGCCTGGCCACCACCCGTAAAAGCAGTGATCGCTACAGTCAGTGACGTCAGTGCATCCAGATTGTCCTTGTGGGTATCTGTGAAGGCATTAGTGTTGGCTTCTGCTTCGTAGAGGACTTTGATCTCTGCACCAGTCTGGTCTGCAGTAGCAAAGGGCTCAATACCCACTAGTTTACTTCGTTCAGCAACAGTCATCAAAAGCTGGACGACACCCTCTACCAAGCTATCAGAGTTACCAGACAGAGCAACTGTAGCTAGCTCATCGATTGTCAGAGACGTCTTGATCCAGATAGCTACACCGGCCGTATTGTCGATACAACGATAAACTTCCTGAGGAGAGACTGTCTGCCACATCCAAATAGATCCCACTGAGTAACCATCATTGACGTCATTCGTGGGTCCAGGGGCTGTCGTACCGTTATAGTTATTGAGCAAGCCAGAGCTGAAAACTGCGATCGCTTGAGCAACATGCAGGGCAGTCATAATCTTTGTGTTTTCAGTACCGTTCTCCGCTTCAGCCTGAGAGGCAAATAGCGGATTGACCTGGGCTCCAGCAGCTATACCGGCAAGCTTGGTTTGTTCAGCATCTGTGAAAACGTTAGTATTCGGCTCTGCCTCGTAGGCTGCCTTGATTTCAGTACCCGTCTGGTCATTGGTATACCCGGCATCATTGACCAGTGTAGAGATGTTATCTCCAGACTGAAGAGCTGAGGCAGCTAAAACGCCAACAGCAGCAATATCTTGACCATCTACTGTCCCGGAGATGGTCAGATCCCCTTGAATTTCGACATCAGCCGGCATAAGGTAACTGTCCCCTAGCTGGACTTCCTGCAACTGAGGCACCGTCTGATTTAGTAAAATAACAACATGCTGGGCCATTGAAACATCCTCAACGAACGTGAATGTGGTCTAAGACCCGATTATACGGAGGAAATCCTCAAAATGAAACACAGCCTCTACAACGCAGAATACCTGGCCGGAAAAAATGAGACCACCTGTAAAACTTGCAAGTGGCTTGACGTGCATCCCGACAAGGACGGTAAGACACGAATAAGGAAGGGCCAGAAATATGAATGCCTCACTCCGATACCTGAGTGCCCACCATTGCCTTATTGCATCACTTTGTCGCATCACGGAGAATGGACAAATTTTAGGTGGCCGCCGTATAGATCTCGTGTGATGCCGGATCGCGGTGCAAACTGTCCGCTCTGGCACGCGCGGGAAAAATCGATATGAACGTAATGTGCGAAGTTTGCGGAGAGAAGCCCGCAACCGTACCGGACAGGGAGAGGATGGGGCGGCTAATAAATCGGGTGTGCTCGCGGTGCCACAGGCTACGGCTGGCTCACGACATCAAACTCATCATGGAACTGCACGAAAAGCGCAGGCAGGATAGGGACTGAAATGAACAAATCAGTAAAACGACCAGACCTATCTGAGCATCTACTTCCATGCCCGCTTTGTGACGCGCATAACCCAAACGATAAAGGATACGGAATAGAGTGCCGAAATTGTGGGCTCTGGCTTGGGAATGGGACTCGATCACAAGAACTTGGGGGATATAGAGACGCATGGAACACGCGGACGATTAAATGAACAGGCGAAAGGAAATGGGACCAGCATTAGAAGACGACACCAGAGCCGTGAGCACATACACAATCATGGGCGCTCTGCACGAAAAGCGCGGGAGGAATCATGACTGACATCGGAAAACACCCACTGCTCGGTAGAGTGTATGAACTCTGCACAGCCATCGAAGCGTGCGCTGCGAGCGATGAACAGACCAAAGCGTCAGAACTGGTATCCAGTTTACTGACTGATCTTGGCGAGTACTACGAGAAGTACGGGCCTATATCTATGAGCATGTGCAAACTGGACATGTCACATTGCGAGCATGAGTTCACACAAACCGGTGATCCAGATAAGGATTACTGCGAAAAGTGCGGGCAATCAGTTTGGGCGTGGGCATTCATGGAATGCCCGTGAGCGCAGGGGGAATTATGACTAGCAAAACAGGCGGACCAGCTTTTCCCAGCGAACAATGGCAATCCGTATACGGCACATGGAACCCGACATACGAGCGCGGGATGTCTTTGCGTGATTATTTTGCCGGCCAGGCTTTGGCTGGCATCTGTTCGGATAATGAGGCGACCGACGTGGAATGGATTGCTCGCTGGTGCTGGAAAGTAGCTGATGAAATGATCAAAGCTCGGGAGGAATCATGACCATCCATGAAATCGCTCAGCTCTTCGCTCATGTTATCGGTGGTGCGCTATTCATATCACTGACTGTGCTGGTGTTCTTCTGTCTGTATGGCTTGATTTTGTACGCACTGCAGGCGTGGATTGCGAAATGAATATAGTGCTGGAATACAGAAATCCAAATTCTGAACATTGCACTGTGGTTGTATTTCTGAACGGTGCAAATGCAGGATCGCTATGTTTGCGCCAAGAGGAAGTCGGCTCGTTCCAGCAGATTTTGTCCGGTGGCTGTGTTGATGGCATAGACACATTTTTGAGCAGAGGTCATTCTTTACCACAAGAAGATCAAATATGAAGATCAAGTAAATTTTACACATCACGAATCCGGACTCGTTCCTGCGCGGTGACTATGATGAATGTTTTGCTCTATCAGGTGCACAACGTGGTTGAGCGCAGCGGCTCTCAAGTTCATGGAGCAGAGGAAAATTTGCAGTTTCCGGTGTGAGGCAAGTATTGCCAAGCAACAGCACAAATATGCTGCAAACGAACAAGCCACGATACAGCTCAAGAGGGGTGTAAGGCCCCTCACAGATCATTTGGAGTGCAGAATAAGCAGATTCTTGTCTGATGAGGCAAGTTCTTTTCCATCCCTTCCCGCAGGGGTGCTGCGAATAAATGGCGGGCGCTTCACCTTATAGGAGGATGTAGCATGAATTACACACTAATCGCGTACAAATCAAGTAATGATGACTACTGTAAGGGCTGTCTCATGGCTTCATATAGTAGCGACTTTGATTTTTTCTGCACTCAAAGTCAAGAGGAGCTGCTGACAAGGTGGCTTTCCGTTCGTCAACAAAACAGGTTTCATGATAGATATGAGTGTGACTATGAGGTGCATATTTTGATTAATGGAGAAGACCTTAAGAAGATTGACTGCGACGAATATGCTCGGCTCAAAAATATTGTCGATGAGCGGTTTATTGCATGGTCAAAGAAGATGAATGAAGAAGATACCAAGGAACAGTTGCGCAAAGAACGACAAAAAAAGAAACAGGCGCACGATGAAGACCTTCGCACCTATAATGCACTTAAAAAGAAGCTTGGAAAGGAAAAAACAACGGAAATGGCGCGCAAGATGCACTACAGAGACTCATTCTTTAAATATCTGCCAATATGCAAATTGCCTTCTTTTGGAGAAGATTTTTTGACCGACGACGCGCACAAAGTAACCTGCAAGCTCTGCTTGCAACAACTGGAAGCAGATACTGGCGCTCTATAGGAGTATGTGATGGGTAAGCGAACAATCCCAGTCGAAAACGAATTTCCAGCAGCTAACGGCTTTGAAGATTCTCCGCCGGAAGTGCAGATTGCAGAGTTGGAATCTGCACTTAAACAAGCGGAGGCCGCATGTATTACTCGATTGAGAGAGCGTGCGGTAGCAATGGCTCGTGCAGATAAAGCTGAAGCAGAGAACGCCATTTTGCGCGGACAAGCACCGCTCGGTGTTCAGAATCGTATGAACTTAGCAAAAGAAATGTACATCTTCGACATC